TCATAATCAATCTCATCAACAAAAGTATACACTTCAAAAGGAATGTTTACTTTCTTACAGAACAAAGTAAGATTAAGTAATTGCTTCATAGTGTTGCTCATGTGTTCAACCATAGAACCAGACCAATCTAAGAACATTACAAGACCATGTGATTTACCACCAGGAACAACTGTAACTTTCTTAAAGATATCTTCACTGAAACCATATGAGAAAAGTTTCTTCATATCCAAATCACCAGTTTTTGCAGTGGTGGCTCGTTTCAGTTGGTCAGCGTTTTTACGCATTTCAAATTCTTTGACAAGGTAAGAAACAACCTTGTTTGATTCACGGCGGAGATTCAGGTAAACATCAGTTTGTACTGAACAAAATTCTTCTTCTTTGTAACGTTTCCACAAAGGCTTGTAATCGTAGACTACTTTTTCAACTTCCATTTTAGGAACGTTGGCATACAAATAATCTTCACCAAACTCAAACAGTCGGCTTTCATTCTCACGGAATGCTTCATCAGTGAAAGAACGGATTTCTGATTCGGTTTTGGAATCTTTGAAATCATCTTCATCCGCCAAATCACCAGATTCATCAAAATCTTCATCTGAGTCTGAATCTTCGGTTTCATCATCATCAGGTGCCGCACCTGATGCTTTTGGTGCATCAGGTTCTAAATCTAAATCATCATCAAAAACTTCCGAAAAATCATCTTCATCATAATCTTCGTCACCATCATCTTCTTCTGGTTGAAGTTTTTCTTTGGCTTTTTGTTCTTCCATTTCCTGTTTCATGTATTCAACGATACGTTTGGAAACTTCAATAACATCATCATAGGTTTCTGTTTTTTCAACATCATTTACCAGACCACGTTCAATCTCATTGAATTTAATACCCAAGGATACGCCACCTTTTGTATAAAGGTTCAGGCGGTCAAGGAAGTTTAGCAGGTTTAGGTTTTTGCCTTTAGTACCAAAGAAGTCTTTTTCAATCAATTCTTGGTATGCTTTAAGGAAAGGTAATTTAAGACCTGGATATTTGTATTTGATTTTGCGTTCAATGCGGCAATCTTCAACCACATTGGTAACGTTCATGTTAATTTTTTGTCTTTTTGCTTCAAGCATTCCGTCCATAGGAGTGTAGAGAGCATGGCCGACTTCATGACCGGTAAAAAGGTCATACAAAGCTGCCGATAGGTTTTTATCTAGTGTGGGAATAACCAAAATACGATTCTTAACATCAAAGGATGCTGTACGAACATTACGGTGTTCAATCGTTAGGTTTTCTGTGGCCATGAGTTTGGCCAAAAGTGATTTTGAGTCAATTAATTCCATTTTACTTCCTTAACAATATAATGTATTGTAACATAGTTAATGTTAGATTGTCAAATTTATGTTACGGTTGTGTCTTTTTTTGACAACACTATTGATCCGTTCTCTACGGAGATGTTTAGTGTATCGCCTGATTTCCAACCGGTTTCTTCCAACATTTCTGGAGGAATGGTAAAAAGAAAATTATCGGGGTCTCCAGGAATATCCTGAAACAATTCTTCGTAATTGTATACTTTACTCATAGTATTCCTTCATTTTTTTATACCATTCTCCGTCATTTTCAAATCCGGTTTGTGCTGCCCATATTTTTATAACGTTTTCCAGTCGCTGCCAAGGCTCAAGACTATCACACACTAAGTCTGCCGGTACTATTTTTTCATCAATTTGTGTCATTTGTAATTCTCCAGTGAATTTTTCAGTGGATGTTTATTTTTCCGGCTGAATTTTGTGTCAATTTTGTGTTTTTGCACAGGTTTAATGGGTGTCCGGCAAACCGGACGCTTAAGTTCAATAACAAATTTTAATTCTTTGCTCATTTTATCGCCTCATACTTGAAATTTCTACAGCTTCTTCACTGTTAAACACAGGTACAGCGTTTGATTTGTGCATTGTTGCAATTCCCATCACTTTTGTGCCTGTGTAAACCTTTGGTGCTGCCTTTGTAGCGACACCAAGGCCTGTATCTACTGACGGATAGTGCTTTGTCTCACGACCCGGAGGCGCAGACAAAGAATATCCTGATAATTTGGTGCTTGGAGTATGTAGTTTTTTGATTATGGGTTTTTGGTGCGAAGCCAACCATTGCTCATATTGTTCACGAGCGGCTTTTGTCACATTTTTTTGCTTTGACTTGCGTAGATTCACATGAAACATCATAAATTTTCTCCAAACGAGTTATAAGTATACTCGTTTTTCGTTCAAATGTCAAGCGGTGTTGCTGGATTACAACATTAGTAACTTTTTCTTGCTTTATTGCTTTTTTTCAATGAGCCATAACCTGCATCATAATCATAATCATCATAATTATGCTTTATTTTTCTTTTTTCAACTTTTTCATCCCTACGTCTATTACGTTTTGGTGAAAAATCATCATCATAATCATTCTTACGAAACTTAGCCACAAACTTTGACACTTAATACTCCTATGGTTTTACGGTAACATATTGGGAAAGGCCTCTTTGACAAACTTATAATCAAGACCTTTAACACCTAAATCTTTTTGGAAAATACCAAGAATAACTTCTACTTCACGGGGTTCAACAGAATCCAAAATCTGTGACAACAATTCATACCGCCTTTTTTCTGTTAATCGTTCAGCAGTTTCATTACCTTCACTAAAAACATATAATCGGCGTAAAATTGATTCTAAACTGTCGAATGTAATTCCTGGAAGTGAATCTGTTGGCAACCTGTAGTTGTGTGGCAGTTCTTTTACTTTCCATTGTATTTGTGGATGATATGCCATCTCTAAAACCTTAACGAGTGTCGGTGATAAGTTTTTTTCAATCACATTCATTCGTTCTTTTTTATTCTTTGCTTCTTCAAATTCATCAAATATTTCAAATATTCTTTTCATTAGAATTCCTCAATTACTTCCATTAGGTTAAATAATTTATTTGCAATAAAGTAATCCAGCAATTTACCTTTGACTGGTACTGTTTCTTCATAATTATTTATAATTTTAGACTGTATATCACCTGGTATGTTACGCAGGTCAATCAATGTTTGGTTGCGAGTAAAACCAATCTTAGCATTCTCGTCATATTCATTGTAATGTTCCGACATGAATTTGGTAAGTTTGGCTTCTGTCATCACCTTTTGGCGAATTTCACGGACAAAGGTGTCACTTGGTGAGAGAATGTTTGGAATGCCATCACCTTTATCACCATTGATAATCTTTTGCTTCAATTCTTCTAACGGATTCTCCGAAATCAGAAATTTCTTTTGTGTGGGATTGTATTGTTTAACGGTGTAATCACTTTTACCATTATACATCTGTAATTGTAAGAAATCACCATCACTGGAAATAATCAGGATGTTTTCATGCATGATATGACGAGGAACAAGCGTGCCAATAATATCATCGGCTTCTGCACCTTCAACATCAATAACTTTGTATGGGAAATTTTCTCTGAGTTCGACCTTAAACTTGGCCAACATATCAAAGATAAGGTGCCAATCTAGGTCTGAATTTTTACGGGATTTTTTACGACCAGCTTTGTAGAAAGGAAAGTATTCCTTGCGCCAATACTTACGGTTGTCAGAACACAGTACAACTTCACCATATTCTTTACGGAAGTTCTTCAGGTGACTCCTGATGATGTTCAGGATCATGTGTCTGATTAGACTTTCTTCCAACTTTATATTTTTTGAGTTAGCAATCTGTGCCATGAGGCCAGCTAACAAAACCTGGTTAAGGTCAACGAGAATCATAATAAACTTTCAATAGTTTCAATAAAATAGTATTATATCAGATATCTTTAATCTTGGCAAGTATGTCATCCACAAATTCTTGTGACTCTGTGGTTTTTCTGGCCACAAACCCATACCAATTTTGTGGAATTAATCCAGAAACATAAACTCTAGGATCTGCCAGAATGGCATCCCATCTATCATGGTCATATGTACCATTTTCTGGATCAAACTTAAACAACACAATATGATATTCGGGACCTAAATCACTTCCACCAATTTGACTTCCAGGTATTTTGTATTTACAACACTCAACCTTCATTGTATCTTCTTCACTTGTAGGCAACCAAAACAGAACATCAAAATCTGTCATGTCCTTAAAATACGCTAGCATTGCAATCCTTTTATATGTGACTTTCTTACTCTAACCATAATCCAGCTATTGTAATACATATCACTTTCTAACACACCATTAACAAACTGTTCTTTTGCTTCAAGGTAACCACATTCACCTTTGCTTTTGCATAAGTGGATGATTTCTCGTTTAAAGTTATCTTGGCCATGTAGTATAACATCTTTTTGTAAAATGTCACTAGAACCGTAGTAAGTTTGCCAGTCCGAGGAAATTTTGAAACGTTTCTTCTTACCTTTGACTTGTCTCGTTTTGGATGTATAAAAGAATTTCTTACCAATATATTGTCTACCATCTACCATGTTGGTAATCCGGTAGACAAATCCATAGTTTTCACCAATTAAATCTTCTGTAAAATCTTTGTTATCATATATCCAATTTAGTTGTCCCATTTTTCATCATCATCATTGAGTTCATCGTCCTCTATATATTCTTCTTCGGACAGTTCTTCAATGTGTTCGCCGCAAAATGGGCAAATCTCTGGATAATGTTCTGATACTAATTCTTCCATGTAAACTATGTCGTAACTGGATTCACAACTATGACATTCTGCTGTTATTGTTTTTGTTGTCATTTGATTTCCTTTTAGTTAGCCCAAACATCACCCCAATTTCCTGACAATGCGCCTTTAGCATAATCAGTAGCACGATTCTCAAAGAAGTTAGTGTGTGTTGGTGCGTTAATCATTTCCTCAACCCATGGCAGAGGATTCTTTTTCACTTTAAAAATGCCTTTAAGACCAAGAGATATAAGGCGTCTATCAGCAATATAACGTATATATTTTTTAACATCATCACTAGACAAACCATCCATAGCACCCATAGAAAATGCCAAGTCAATAAACTTATCTTCCAGTTCAACCATTCTTTCGGCGATGGTGTAGATTCGTCCTTTAAGTTCATCATTCCATATCTCTTTGTTTTCCTCTATGTAGGTGCGGAACAATTTAATCATTGATTCAGCGTGCATAGTTTCATCAACAATAGACCAAGTAACAATTTGTCCCATGCCTTTCATCTTGCCTGTACGTGGAAAGTTAAGCAACATAATGAAAGAGGAGAACAACTGCATCCCTTCAGTAAAAGCACTGAACACGGCGATGTGGGTTGCAGTTGAAGCGGCATCACCATTCTTAGAAGAAATGTCTAACACATAATCGTGTTTATCTTTCATTTCTTGATAATCTAAGAATTGGTTATATGTTGTTTCAGGTAGACCAAGTGTTTCAATCAAATGTGAATATGCAGCAACGTGTAATGCTTCTCTTGCCGCAAAACCCATCAGCATCATACGAACTTCTGGTTGTGGAAAGTATGGAAGATAATTCTTTACATAACCACCAGCAACGTCAATATCACCTTGTGTGAAGAAACGGAAGATGTGTGTAAGAAATTGTTTCTCACTATCAGATAGTGTTTTCTTCCAATCTTTAACATCTTCTGACATTGGTACTTCTGTATGAAGCCAATGTGATTGTTCGTGTTTTAACCAAGCATCATATGCCCATGGATAATTAAACGGTTTGAAATAGTTTCTATCTTCCGTTAATTTTTGTAGTACTTCTTTTTTAGCCATTTATCCACTCTCTCATAACATTTTCAGGTTGAGAACCGGATATTCTTTTAATTTCAATGTTATCTTCTACCATCACTAAAGTTGGTACCGAACGAATACCATACTCTGTTGCAATTTCTGGAAGTACGTCAATATCAATAACTTCAATTGGAATATTTGTTTCAATATTCGCTAGTGTCATTGCTAAACCTTTACATGGTTGGCACCATGATGCTGTAAATCTTAATATCTTTTTCATTTTATTTACTCTTATAGTTGTTGTTGTTCTTTGCTTCTAATTCTCTTAAATCCATTGCAACATCAGCAACGCCATGCCAATCTTGCATTGAAATCATAACTTGAAGATATTCCATTAGAATTTCTTTTTGTACTTGAAAATTTGAATAATCTTTATTTGCCATTTTTATCCTTCGCAAGCTATACAATCGTTACCTTGAGCAACTTGAACCATATCAAGTTCTTTAATAACTTGTCGCTCAATTCTCTTAGATACTTTATCTGCTTTGCCAATCTTTTCTGAACGGCAATAGTAAAGTGTTTTTAATCCTTTTTTCCATGCCATAAAGTGAATGGCGTGAATATATTTAATGTGTGCATCTGGACGGAAGAACAAATTTAATGACTGTGCTTGGTCAATATATTGTTGACGGTCAGCAGCCAACTCAATAACCCAACGTTGGTCAATTTCCATGGATGTTTTAAATACTGCTTTTTGATTTTCATCCAAAAGATTTAAATGCTGTACTGAACCATCATTTGCAATAATTGATGACCAAGTATCATTATATTCTTCTTCCGTTTTCGTCAACTCTTTGATAATTTTATCTAACCAACGATTCTTGTTTAAAAATGATCCTGAAAGAGTGTCTTGACGGTAAGCGTTAGCCCGATAAGGCTCGACACTAGGGCTAGTATTTCCCATGATGATAGACGAAGAAGCATTTGGAGCAATAGCCATAAGATGACTAAAGCGTTGACCAGTGCCAGCAGCATCAGGAGCGGGACCTCGTATTTGTCCAAGAGATTGGTTAGCATCATCTAATCCTATTCTAATGTGTTTAAAGATTTGGTTGTTTAGAACCTTGCCCATCACTCCTTCAAAAGCCACTCCCTTTCGTTGTAGGTAAGCATGAAAGCCCAAAGCACCGACACCAATGCTGCGCTCACGTATGGCAGAATACCTTGCACGTTCAATGGTGGAAGGAGCATTATCAATAAAATACTGAAGAACATTGTCAAGCATTTCAGCAACATCATTAAGGAATAACTTATTATCTTTCCATTCATCATAATACTCCAAGTTTAAAGATGATAAACAACATACAGCAGTTCTTTCTTCATTTGTTGGTAAAATGATTTCAGAACAAAGATTAGATTGGTGAATTTTCAATCCCAAATCTTTTAAGAAAGAAGGCATCTCTCTATTACTTGTATCAATGAAGTGAATATAAGGCTCACCTGTATGCATACGCAATTCTAAGATTTGTTGCCATAGATGTTTGGCTGATACTGTTTCTCTTACTACTTTTGAATGTGGATCAATTAAATTCCAAGAATCATCTGCATTTGGATCCAACATACACTTTTCGATGATGTTCATAAAGTCATCGGTGATATTAACACCATGATGTAGATTCAGACAACGCACATTAGGGTCACCTGTTGGTTTACGCATCTCTAAGAAAGCAATAATATCAGGGTGACTGATATCGAGGTAAGCAGCATACGAACCACGGCGTGTTCGTCCTTGGCGATAAGCCAACGATGAAGCATCATAAATCTTGAGGTGGGGCATAACGCCTGTGGATTTATCATCAGTAGAGCGGATGCCGAAACCAATGCCAACACCACCACCGAGCATACTAAGCCAATTTGTTTCAGATAAATTATCAACTAATCCCTCCGCTGTATCTTCAATGAAGTTAAGAAAACATGAAATAGGAAGGCCACGCTTAGACCTCCCAAAACTAAGAATTGGAGTACTATAGCTGAGCCAATGATTAGAGGCGTAATCGTAAAGGCGCTGAGCGTGTTCAGTATTACTTCCAAAACTTTTGGATACAAAGGCGAATCGGTGTTGTGGTGATTGTTCATCTTCTTTCATGTAACTTTCTTTAAGTCGTTTGATACCCAACTCATCGAACAGTTTGTCCTTCTCTAAATCTATTTTAATACCTAGATACTCTTCCATATTTTTACCTTATTATTATTTTGTTATAAATTCTTTAATCATCGGAAATATTGGTTCAATTGCATCAGCACAAGCCAATGCAACATCTTGATGTTCTTTCTGTGTACCATTCGCTGACCTGAGTTGTATATAGTGAACCCAAGAACGAAGTGTTCCATTCATATACAAACGTGAACCAGTCATACCTTCTGGTAATACTGCTCTCGCCTGTTCTTTAGCAATACCATTTTTTAATGCCCATTCATATGCTTCTGTTATATGGTAAAGTGCTACATCCTGCATTAATGCCCATTTTTGTTGTAATGCCTCATTATCAGTTTCAATACTATTCTGACGATTCTTTGTATCCTGTAATCGACAGTCCCTCAATTCAAATCCTAACTGGGACGCATCAGCATACCGCTGACTAAATTCCTGAAAGGAAAATGAACGATGCCTTAAAATTTGTCTTGCTATATCCCGTGTGGTGTCTATCTCTAAGCAAATGCTCACCATTTCTAATGGTGACCAATGTTGGTTTTTGATAAGATAACGAACCAACTTTTCAGATGTTTCGCTATTATTTTGATTGGCAGGATTTGAGACTCTGGCTGCAAAAGCAACCTGTTCTAATAAATTCTTACCGTCTGTATCCTGTGTGTATGATATCAATTTTACATTCATAATTAAACCTTTTTCCAATTAATAAATTCCATCTTAGCTCTGAGATTCACAAAGGTATTCTTACTTATGATATCTTGGATTTCATCAGGTAAGAAACCATTCAATACCATGTCATTAATATCTTTTTCTTCAATATATTCAGGCCAAATAACAACATTATAATGTTCTTCAATGCATTTGTCAATCTGTTTACATATATCTTTGTTCCGTGGTTCATTATCATATACAAGAACTACTTTAGTTTTGTCAAATAACTTACTGATTGATGACAAATTAGAATCCGCAGTGGCCACAGCGTTCTCCAAGAACATGGAGTCAATAGGACCTTCCACTACGTAGATAGTCTCTTCCTGATTGATTCGGTCAAGACCAAAGACCTTATTGTTGTCATCAGATAGCTTGACAGTTATATATCTTAGTTTGGATTCACCGAGAGCCCTACCTTGAAACGCAATCAAGTTTTTATCGGCATCATAGAATGGAATTACAAGTCTCGGATCATTCTCTTTGAGACCTTCTTTTTCAATCTGCAAGGATTCCACGAAACCTTTGAAATCTTCTGCAAAGTATAACTCCGAATGAAATCCCTCGGGTATCTTGCGTGACTCAACATACACTTTAGCATAATGTTCTTTTGGTAAAGACTTGATTGATGGGATGCCCAAAGACCTCTTAAACTTTGGTAATTCAGTTTTAAATTCCTCAAAGGTCGGTTTGACGTAGTTGTTCGCACTGGCAGAATCCTTATAACGTTCTAATGAATATTCTTTTGACAAGTTTGGATCAACTTTGTCAAGTAGATTAAAGAAAGTGGTAGAAACACCACAGTTATGACACATATAGAAATAGTCATTCTTCTTGCGGTAAACATAACCACGGGATTTGGATTTATTTTTTTGTGAATCGCCACAGAGAGGACACCTGAAGTTGTACAGGTCTTCCTTCTTCTGTGTGAATTTGTTCAGCTTTGGAGAAAGCCTCAGCAAAAAAGTTCTATCAATATAAACGGACATAACGAAACCATGTGATTAAAGTTCCGTGATTGTAACAGAACCTTAATATTTTGTCAAGTAGAGATTAGGTAAATAATGCCAATATCTTGTCGGCATGGCCGGCAAAGAAACCTCCAGCGCCAACAACTCCGGCAAATGTCCAAATCAATTTATCTCTTTGAGATTTGATGGCAGATATTTCCTTGGACAAGGAGGCATGTTGGGTGCATGATGCATCATACATTTCCTTTAGTTGGTCTTTAATTTCATCACGGGTCTTATCCAGACAATCGTGCATATCTTTGACATCAACTTTAAGTTCATCCATCTTTTCGTTGAGATTTTCTACCTTTGTCTCAACGATACCTATTCTCTCTACTGTAGTTGCCATTTATTTCTTCACAGGTACTTCTGTGCCTTCTAGTTTTTTGTGGATTTTAATTGTTTTACAATCTTGCTTTGGTTTGCCATCTTTACCCATAACTGGCTTACCGGCTTTGTCAACTTTGTCATGGCAAACTTGTTTTGTTTCAGAAGCAAATACATGGTTGTTATATGCTGGAAACCAAAGACCTAAAATTAAACAGAAAGACCAAAATGTATTCTTCATAATAACTCCTTAAATTTCTGGTTGAGGTGCAGGTGCAGGTGCAGGTTTACCACCGAAGCCTGTTACTACTTGTGACGTTACTGTTGGTTGTACATCGCCAATAGGTGATGATATACTGCGTGTTGGTGCCGGTGCAGGAGGTGGTGCTGGTGGTGCAGTATATGGACGATTTGCTGATTCTAGAGCTTTTGCTCTTAAATCTTTGTCGTTACCAGCCAACATAATACCAGACAATGTACCTGTTAAGAATGTTGCAATAGGAATAATCAACTCAAAGAATTTTGAATCAATTGGACTGATAGCATTTAATGGTTGGGTAACAAAGATGATGGAGAATAACACAACAAATACAATACCTGTTAGTGTCAATGCTAAACAGATACCGATAAAAAATTTCAAACGAGCCATCAACTGCTCTTCTGTGTACATGAAAGTATTATTATTTTCCACAATTTACTCCTTGTTGGCAAGATATTGATTTTGTTTTTTGTTCTTCTAAAACATTTTGCGCTTCTTTTGGTGGACCTAATCTTGGGTCTCTCTGACCTTTAAAAATATGTTCTGGACAAGTTCTTGTTACATCACATATTGGAAATTTACAAAAGTCTTTATCCCAGTTTGCTGGGTCTTGGCACGGATAACGGAATCTATCTCCAGCACAAAATGCTAATGTTAATGGTAAAACAATTATTGCAAGCGCTATATACAAAAGTTTTTTGTCCGACATGATTAAGCTCCCAAAACATCTAATGCGTGTTCATAATGTTTGATTCTATCTTCAAGTCCAATTGTACCACCATTGATACGCTTAGTCATGTTTAAAATATCACCTTTGTCTGCCAAAGCATTCAAGTTATTTGTTTCCCAAAACCAGCAAGCTGATTGGGCTGCGCCTTCAAAAGTAGCAAGATATTCTGATGCTTCTTCTGGAGTAATTTCTAAAGAATCGGCAAATGCAACATAGTTAGATTTACCTGTCAATTGAATCAGTCCACGGCCACAATATTTATAGCCATCACCAGATGATTCATCACCATTACCCATACGGCTTGCATAGACACGATTGGCGATAGCTTCTTGTTTATTTGGTTTTGAACAATATTCTTCTGCTAGTGCATCTGTTGGGAAATACTTGCCAAACAATTTGCGTAGAGTTGCAGGTTTGTAATTTAGATTTTCCTTGAGTGCTGTAAAGCCACCAGATTCATGAGCACATTGAGCTATGAATGCTGCTATTCTTTTTGGTGTATTGATTTCATAATCCGGTAACAATATTGACAAAGCGTGATGCCAATGGTCAATATATGGATTTTTTGGAAGCAATTCTTTTAGTTGTTGTTTTGTTAGTTCCATTATTTTACACTTTCAAAAATTTGTTTTTGTTTTTGATACCATTCAATCCATGCATCATTTTTCACAGCACATTCATAGTATGTACCATAATTATTTGTTATTGTTTTAGTAATATCACTTAACTTAGTGTCATCTTGAACTTTTTGTAATTGTGGGCAAGGCATCATTACAACAGTACCTGGTGCTTCAGGAAATTTCATTGTAACCGGAACAGTAGTGGAACAACCAACCATTAATAAAAGTGCAATATATTTCATTTTGGTGCCTCAGCTGCATCATTAATTGCTTTGATAAACTCTTTTGGTATTTCACATTCACCACCAGGAGCAAACTTTGTGTCATACTTAACAATTTCACGGTCAACATATTTAATAATATCTTCACCACGGGTCTTAATCACTTGTGTTTTTGTTACTACCTTTTCTACAATCTTTATATTTTCTTCTTTTGATTGTACTTCAGCAGCAGCAACTTTATCTTGCATTTCTTTTACTCTTGCTTGCCATGCATTATTATCATATATTGCACCAGACATAAAAGTGCCTATTGCAATTGCAATAATTGAAACAAGTTGTATAGGAGTTTTGTAGACATAGACAAATGGAATAAATGACAAAAATCTTACAAAATATGATACGACCAAGCCGACAACGCCGGCAATTAAGACGGCGTAGAAAATCCAATTAGGTAACCAATGTAATAACCACATAATTTTACATCTTTGGTGGTTTGCGTCTGTAGAATGACATTAGTGGGTTTCTTTTCTTAGAGACACCAGGTTCTCCGCCTTTACCACCAGTACCAGCAATATTTCCGCCACCAACATTGTTAACAGGTGCAACACCACCAGCACCCATACCATCTTCTTTGACAACTTCTTCTGATGTTGATTTCCAACCACCACCCATTGCTTTATATTTCTTAGAAGCCCAACCATTTGCATATGCAGATGGATATACAGCAAATTTAGATTTTGCAGCTGATTTTGCTCTAGCCCATTTTTCAGGACTTGTTGGAACATTTTTTTCTTCTAAGTGTTCTTCTCTAAATTCTTTGAATGATTTCATTACTTTGTTCTAACATTAATTGGTGCACCACGGCGTTCTGGATTTGGATCTTCTCTACGTTTTCTTCTAGCAGCTGTAGCACGACCTTCTTTACCCAGAGATTGTGCTTTTGCTTGTGGAAGACATTTAGGTTTGCCTTCACCAGGATCACGAGCACAATGACCTTTAATATTTCCTTTGGTATCCATACGAACCCATTTTTGAGCAAACCATTTTCTTAAATCTTCAGCAAGTTCTTTTCTTCTTTGCTCGTTTGATTTAATATTAGGACTGTCTGGGTTTTTATATTTTGTTTTACGGAATCCTTTTGAATCGTAATTTCCGGATTTCTTTTTAGCTATTGCTGTTGCAGCGGCTATGGCGGCTGCAGCTGATTCTTTTACACAACTACCTGGAGAATAAGGTTTTTTACCTGGTACAGGTTTGTGACCTGGCCAGCATCTTCCTTGTTCGTCCATAAATTGTT